TTTGAACCCACGTAATATCTATCACATGGCTACACCACTTGATATCACCACCGCAAATCGGACACTTGTTATTGTTGAGTTTGACAACTTCCTCAGTAACATCGGAATCAGCCTCTTTTAACGTCCAGGCTGGCTCTTTGTCCCACGTTCCCCACCAGCTGCCATTACGGAAGTTGAATAAATCATCGGCGAACTCAGCGTCCCAGCTTTCAAGCCTGAAAGTAGACCGGGTAACATACTTAACGATGTGGTAAATCTCGCCCGGATTATCAGCATAGGTGTAATTGATTATCAGATTATCAATGCCTACACTCTTTCTGATTGCTTTCTTGATTGCCTCTAAATCATCAGGCTGAATAAAGCCCGAATCTACCAGTATATTAAGGTGAGGATTAAAGCCAGGGGAAAGCATTGGCACTTCATCACCCTCTAGCGAGTTATGCCAATGCCAGCGATAAAGTCCACGAGTAAAGAAGCCGCCTTGTAGCCCTTCCCTCGTATGCTTTCCCTTTAGCGGCTTAATGGCTCTGCGCTGAAAGTCTTTGAGTCCTGGCAATTCCCTCGATGTTATCGTTTTGACTTCGCCGGTATACTTGCCATTGACTTTGACCTTGACCTGCTTATCCTTATACTGGACGCCCTTCAAAGCATCCCGGCAGTCAAGCGGCAGCTCAATAACGAAATAGCCGACTGATTTCATAGCTTGAGCCTTATAGGTAATCTCGCCGGTTTGCTTATTCTCGGATGATAGCCACCGGGATATTCGGCGATGGTGAGCCGGCGAACCATCCTTACCGCACTCTGGACACCATTCCTTGCCACAAACTATCTGTTTGGCGAAGTAATGAGTGTTATCGTTTTCGCACCGCCCTAGTAATGCCCAGCCGCCGCACTCACGATTGACCGCCTCAGTAGCTAAGTCCGAATCATCAATAGGAGAGGGATTGTATTCGGTAGTAGGATCATCACAAGGGTCATTGACCGATTCCCAGCCGCGCATCATGGCTTCGGTAAGGCTGTAATCGTGAAGGGAAGGATATCCGTAAGTTTGTTTCGCAGGTAAAGGCAGTCCTATAAGAGAACTGCCTTCCTGCCTTTCCTGGCTCACGGCTGCCACTTCTGGCGTCCGCTCAAGCTCTTGTTGATGGCTATTGACTGATGTGGTATTATTTAAGTAAGACATGTTTCACTTCCGAAAGAGCTTCCTCTTGTAGTAGGGTGGGAAGCTCTTTCATTTATACCTCAGCTATTCAATGCCAGTTTACCTTGCTTCTGCTTTACCTCGATAGCTCGCTTGTAATCTTCTAAACGACTGTTAATAACCCCGGCCATATATTGCAAGTCCTCTAATGGCGTTGTCGCCGGGTCCGGCTTATCCAAAACATAATAAATCCACTTGAGCGCTGCAGAGTCCCAATCCGCTGAACTATGAACACCCAGGCTGGCCAGATTAGTTTTAATTCTTGATAGAATACCCATCCTCGCTTCAGTGGTAGAGACTGACGAACCAGGCGGCGGAATCACGATATTGCCAGCTTCTACCGCATCAGCAATATATCTCAACCAATGAGAAACAGGGAGCCGTTCATTTTCAGCTAACCGCTTAATCCTCTCTTTAGTTTTTACGTCTGTTGGCAGGGATGCAAGCCCACCACATTCCCTTAAAGTTTGCGCCTTCATTCCATTTCACCTCACTTAATTAGTATTAATATATTCTATAGCTTGTTATAGGGTTTGTCAAGTCCTCTAATTAAACGGATTGTGAGTTTCCATATACTCAGTAAGTTTGTCCTGATTGATACTGCGTAAATCGACAAAAGCCCGACCGTCTCGAAATATCAGTTTCATACCTAATTCCTCAACCATCAACATAAGGAATGGCGCCCGGCTTCTTTCTCGACAGCATTGTAGGAACTCGCCCAGCTCTTTAACTTGCAAATTAACACTTACCATATACTTACCCTCCTAAGAATCCGTTTTTATCAAAGTCAGTCATATCGTAAAATCTGGCGCCGGTAGAAAGCTGCCCCACCTTAACACCACTCCGGGATAGCGCCTTGCCTAGAGTATCTTTCTCTCGTGGTGTAAGCTCACCCATAACTTCATAGAAGTCTTTAGTTGATACCCTGCCATCGTTTTGAGCCCTGGTAACTTCGACCAGCTGGGAGATAAACTCAGCCTTAGAACTCAAGAACTCATCCGCGGACCCAGCCACATCATCCACACCCACCGAGTAGGACTTAGGCAAGTGCAGCTCAGCCTTTCTAAGCGATTCGAACACGTCTAATTGATTCCAGCTATTAAACACCGGCTTGTGCTTTTCATCACCCCATAACAACTTAGGGTAAACTTGAGCCTGTGCAAACATAGGAGCACCATCATAATAGTAATCCGAGTTCTCGTGTCGGCCCTGGGTAACCACCCGGCTATTGTCAAACATCTTGACGCCCAGAAGTGAACCGCGCTCGTATTTATCATCACCATACACCCGGGATAAATCGCTTGTCTCGATGATGATGTCGGTTTGCCATCTAAAGCCCCTATCCATCATGTGAAAGTCCTGGCTGGCAAGAAAGAGGGAATTGCCATTCTTTCTTATCTGCCGGATAAAGAGATTCAACAGTTTATTCTTGACGCTTCCCCAGGCAAGGTGGCTGATGATATCCCCGGCCTCGTCCAGGCAGATAATGCTATTCTTGATAGCTGCATCAAAACAAAGCAACTTCTCCATGTCGAGAGGCTCACTCCTACATACATAATTGCGGCCGTTGTTTCGATGCAGGATAAACTCGATAGGGTAATTAGACAGTATCTTGGAATTGTAGAGCATCACACAGCGGCATACCCACAGCGTCATTAAGGTAGTTTTACCACCACCACGCCGGCCGACAAAGCAAACAATCATTGAATCATCTTTCAAATCTATCTTAAAATGAGTGCGATTAGAGCCACTATTGGACTCGCACCAGCCCTCATCTAGCTGATTTTCTGTTAAAGTAGTGAGTTTTGTCGGTATTTTATTCATCTCTTTCTCCTTTAGCTTCAGTCGAGTAACAACGCGGTGGCAGCCATTTAGCTTTGCAACGTGGCGCTTTACTCCTTACTTATCTACTTATTAATTGGAACTATTCTTCCTTTTTTAATATCCATGTCGAATATCCAATAACGCAACGCCAGTTTGCCATAGGATAATACCCTCGGCCGCCATATATATGAATAGACGGACCACGCCGGTAGAACTCACCCAGGACCACCCCCACCATTGACCGCTTATACTGGCAGTATCAGCTAACATTTGCTGATTAGTAGTCTCAATCGCCGGGAAGAGCAGGACCAGCACCAATAATAGAATGTTACCGCCTACGAATATCCCTAATGGTGTTAGAAAGTGTTTCATTTTAACCGCCTCTTTGAATTAGCCAGAGTAAGCGACCGACCCAGCCCGAGAGTCCGCTTGCTCGGCCTATCGTTTATCACCTTGAACCGCTTGCTAGACTTACCCTTGCTCATTTATCCCTCGTTTTAGCTTTGTGATAGGTATTACTACTATGTCTTTATAATCCGACTCCCGGGGCGCCAGCGCCGCTTAGTATCGCCACACTCACTACACCGATACAGGATCGTCTTTGCCCTTGTCGCCACCTTGTGCCAGCTATGAACCTTGCAGCTCTTCATATTCTCACCCCTTACTTGATAGTAATCGCTTTACCGGGAGCCACCGGGCCGGTCGACTCCGGCCCGGGTGGTATGTGAGAGTCCTCCCAAGGTTTGTATTTGGCTCCCGTATAGTTTACCAGGGGAGGCGCGCAATCCCCTGGATTACTACCTGAATTAACTGGCAGAATACCCTTCGCTTGCATCCCTCTTATGACTTCCGATATATGTTTCATATCAATTAACATTTCCCGATTCGTCCCAGCTATCCGGCAGCTCTAACAGCTTTTCCCACCATCCCGGCATCTGGAAGTCTAAGCACCGGCTATGAAAGATATCCTTCGACCTGGCGCTTAACCTATCCAGCTCAAAGACGCGCTCTGGACTAAGCCGCTCGCCTGTCCAATCCCGCACCGGGACTTGATAATAACCATCACCTATCAGCTTCGATTGCCATATAGTTTGAACCCACGTAATATCTATCACATGGCTACACCACTTGATATCACCACCGCAAATCGGACACTTGTTATTGTTGAGTTTGACAACTTCCTCAGTAACATCGGAATCAGCCTCTTTTAACGTCCA